CAGTAGGATTTACATGCTCATCCTTTGATCTTTTCCACGCAGGTCATGTTGTTATGCTTGAAGAAGCTAAACGACAATGCGATTACCTTATTGTAGGTATTCAAACAGATCCTACAATGGATAGAGATACAAAGAATAAGCCTGTTCAATCTATTATAGAAAGACAGATACAAGTCAAAGCATGTAAATATGTAGATGAGGTTGTTATCTATAATACTGAAAAAGAACTAGAAGATATTCTTATGACTTTACCAATTAATGTTAGAATATTGGGTGAAGAATATAAGGATTTGGAATTTACGGGTAAAGATATTTGTTTAAAACGAAGTATCAAATTCTTTTACAATAAAAGAGATCATTACTTTAGTTCGACTGATCTTCGTAAAAGAGTATTTGAAACAGAAGTTAAGAAAAGGGGGTTAGTATGGCCAGAAAACAGCACCACGAATGCTTCGAATGTGACGCCGTCTTCAAAATAAGTTATGATCTAGATGAAAATTACTATAAAGTAAAAAATTGTCCCTTCTGCGGCACCTCAATGGATGCCGAGGAAGAAGATCGATATGAAGATAACGAGTATGACGAAGACGTGTCCTAAGTGTAATACAACGCACAACAAACCCGGCAAATTTTGTAGCCGGGTTTGTGCCAACTCCCGGCAATGGACATCTGAGCAAAAACAGGTATTCTCACAAAAACAAAAAGAATATATGGCCACGGAAGAGTCCGAAGGTCACAGATATAAAAAATCTATACAAACCACCATGCTACATAAAACGGGGCGCATGGGTTCTGGTTTAGCAACAGAACGGCTTGAAGATGTTATGACTGACCCCGATGATTATTTTTTAGTACCACCTAGACAGGAAATAGATACGTTTGTTGAGGATGGCGATCTTTGGGAGGTCGTAGATGACTACAATAAATACTAATTTAGAATTGGTATTTTTATGTGGATATATGATAATAACCCGTTAATAGATATTCCAGAAACAGCATATGGTTTTGTATACTTGATTACTAATATTACTAACGGTAAAAAATATATAGGAAAAAAATTGTTTTGGTTTCGTAAGACAAAACAAGTTAAAGGTAAAAAGAAACGTATTAAGGTTGAATCGGATTGGAGAGACTATTGGTCCTCATCTGACGAAGTCAAAAAAGATGTAGAACTCTTTGGTGCGGATAAATTTATAAGAGAAATACTGCACATATGCCCCAATAAAGGGCTGTGCAATTATTTAGAAGCGCGCGAACAAATGGATCGTCGAGTTCTTGAATCGGATTTATATTATAATGGCCAAATACAATGCAGAGTTCACAAAACTCACATAAAGAACCTTGCAAAAAATAAATGATATTCGTCTCACTTTTATTGTTAACGGCATTAGCAATCTCAGGCATAGCGGGATATTTTTCAATCGTAGGATTGGCTCATATATTCTCTGCAAATGTACTACCTATAGTTATTATGGGTTGCATACTTGAGGTTGGAAAGCTTGTTACTGCATCGTTTGTATATAGACAATGGAACAAAATTAATATATTGATGAAGACATATTTCGTCATTAGTATTATCATATTATCTATTATTACCTCCTTAGGTATTTTTGGTTATCTATCAAAATCATATACATCTGATTCTGCTGGAATATATGATAGTGAAACACAAATAACAACTACTAAAAATTTAATAGATATAGAACGTAAGCGGTTGGATAATCTATTAGATAGGCAATCTAAAAGAGAAACGTCGAATAAAAAATTAGATGCAGAAATTCAGAATTCACAAAATAGAATTTCTACACTAACTAAGGATTTTGGCGAAATACAAAAAAACAAAAATAAACAGAATGCTGATATTGGCCCTATTCGATATATCTCTGAGCTAGTATATCAGAAAAATGATATGGAAACAATTGATCGAGCAGTTCGTCTTATTATTATGGCATTGATGTTTGTATTTGACCCGTTAGCTATTTTATTAGTTATAGCTGCGAATATGCTTCTACATCAAAGAAAACATAAGATTCGTCCAAAATACTCAAAACATTCAATAGAAATTGACAAAAGCTCGGTATTTAACATAGAAAATAAAGACTTCGGATAATATAAATATTGTGGTAAATTTAAAGGATTAATATGGCTTTAACTAAAATTAAAAGTAGCGGTATAGCTCCTGCTGCAATCACCGCAACTAATATAGCTCCTGCTGCAATCACCGCAAATAATATATCTACAGGTGCAGTAGCTGATTTGTTAATTGCGGGCACATTTACAACGATTGAAGCAAATGGTAGAATTAGCTCTACCGTGTCCTCCGGTGACAAAATACTAGTTGAAGCAAATGGTAGAATTAGTTCGACCGTGTCCTCCGGTGACAAAATACTAGTTGAAGCAAATGGTAGAATTAGTTCGACCGTGTCCTCCGGTGACAAAATACTAGTTGAAGCAAATGGTAGAATTAGCTCTACCGCAACAGAATTAGATTTTAATCCGCTATCACTAATGCTATCAGGAATGTAAGGAACAATATGGCAACTAAAATTAAAGTATTAGGGCAAGAAATACCATCGGCAGATACCGATACTACATTATATACGGTACCGGCGGCAAATAGCACAATTGCATCCACATTGCAAGTATGCAATCAAGCTAGTAGCGATGCAAAATTTCGTATTGCGGTTAGACCAGCGGGCGCAGCAATTGCAACAAAACATTATCTATTATATGATACGGTAATACCGGCCAATGACGGTATTTCGTTGACATTGGGGTTAACATTAGCTGCAACAGATGTTGTTACGGTACGTGCAAATACAGCTAGTGTAAGTTTTAATATATTCGGTTCTGAAATATATTAAAATTACAAAAATACTATTTTCTAAATGACTACTAAGATAACTCGTAACAACATAAATGATACCGCGTATTACGATATAGCCGGACCCGAATTTACTTCATTAGTGTATCCAGGAGTACAAACTTCTACGAACACTGCAGGTGGCGACACAATCACTGTTAATGGGCAAGGGTTTAAATCTGGTCTAAGTGTTGTTGCAAATAGTAAAATTGCAAGTGTAGTTACATTTATAAATTCTTCGCAAATTACTTTTACTGCACCGGCGAATCCTGCAGGCACTTATATCTTGTTTATTACGAATCCAAACGGAAGTTTTGCTGTTGCCCCTGGATTTAGTTATAGTTAAATAATTTACTTTAAAGAATGTTGTAAAATGACCACAAAGATTTCTGTACAAAATATTGAAACAGCTACATTAGCCTCTATTACGCCTCCTAGAATTACTTCAATTGGTTATGGTGGCGATGATACTGCAACAGATACTGCAGGAAATGTTAGTGTCACTTTGACAGGAGAAGGATTTGCAGCCGGCGCAAGTGTTTTTATTGATGGCGCCAGTGCAGGATCCGTATCGGTAGTAAGTTCAACTCAAATTACCTTCAATCCTCCAGCGAAACCTGCAGGAACATATCCGTTGTATGTTATTAATTCCGATGGTAGTTCTGCTATTGCGATACCTGGAATTAGTTATAGTGGCGTGCCTACGTATACAACTGCTGCAGGTAATTTAGCAAACGTATATGAAACAACTTCTTTTAATAGTGCAATAGTTGCGACAGGCGATGCACCTATTGCGTATAGTGTGTACAGCGGAACTTTACCACCAGGTGCGAATTTAAGTAGCACAGGTAATATTACTGGTACAAGTTCATCTACGGCAAGCCCTACCACATATAATTTTACTGTTCGTGCGTCGGATGCACAGAATCAAGATACCGATAGGCCTTTTAGTATAACAGTTAATCCCGATATTGTAATTTGGGGTAGCCCAGCTGCAGACGCTATTATAGAACTTGCTGCGGATGCTGCAATGAGTAATGTTTCATTTATTGCAAATAGTGCAGCAGGATATAGCGTATCATATAGTGCAAATATATTACCAACCGGACTAAGTTTAATCGGGTCAAATGTTTTTGGTACACCTACTGTGACCGGTAACACTATTAGTGTGGTGACGGCTACTTCGGCGACTACAAATAGAACTACAAACAGAACATTTACTTGGGTTGTTTCTGTTGCTGCAGAACCTTACTTCAAATCTACTACATTGCTGCTAACCGGTAATGGCACAGATAATGCAAATAATCACGCATTTGTAGACAGTAGTACTAATGCGTTTGCATTAACACGATATGGCAACGCTACACAAGGATCGCTTACGCCGTTTAGCCCAACTGGCTATAGCGCTTATTTTGATGGTAGCGGGGATTATTTAACCACTACTGGATTTGGGTTAGCAACTGACTTTACTCTTGAGTTTTGGAGTTATTTCACTGCACAGCCAAGCAGTGGTTATTTTACATCTGCCAGTAGTATGGGTCCAATCATAGGAATAGAAACTCTTAAAACAATTTTAGGGCAGAATGGAGGCTGGCTTCTTAACCCACCAAATGATTCTAGTGTGTATCCAAATGGCGTGTCTCCAATAAATCAATGGAATCACTGGGCAGTAGTTAGAGCATCTGGCACACTAAAGTTTTACTTAAATGGTATACAGCTTGGATCTGTTGCAAATACTACTGATTATTCTGCTTCTCAAACTTGGGGAATTGGCGCAGCAGATAACGGCCAAGGCCCAGTAAACGCACCACATTACATGAGCAACTTTAGATTTTCAAGTGTTGCTAGATATAGCGGAACAAGTACAACAGTTGCGAACTTTGCATTGCCGACTGCAAATTTTACCAGCGATGCAGATACCATCTTTTTGGGATTAGCAAGTAACAGATTTAAAGACTCCGGACCAAACAATCGAGCAATAACCGTGGCTGGGGATAGTAAAATAGTAGCCTTCTCTCCATTCGCACCCGCTGCCGCATACAGTGCTGCGACTCATGGTGGTAGTATGTACTTTGATGGTACTGGGGACTATCTTACTGGTCCAGCAAATAATGCCGATGTGCTACTGGGCACCGGGGACTTTACCTTTGAAGGTTGGTTTTATCAGACAGCCACGAATACATACCCAGGAGTTCTTGAAATTGGTGTACATACGGTAAATGGTATTTTGTTTATTGCTAGTAACGGGTCCACCATAACTGCATACGGGCCGGCTGGGTTTATGGGTACAGCAACCGCTCCTCCGTTAAACACTTGGAACCACATAGCGTGGGTCCGCAGCAGTGGAACTTTTAAGATTTACGTAAATGGTGTAGGTAATGCCGGCACTGCTAGTGCTAGTAATTTCTCTGATAATACAACCACAACGTTCGGGGGAGAAAGCACCAGATCGAATGCGGCGTACACCTATTCTGGATATATGTCGGGGGTACGTTTAGTTAAAGGCACTGCAGTATATACTGCCAACTTTACTCCACCCACTGCACCACTAACTGCTATTTCAGGAACATCTTTACTGGTACAAGGAACCAACGCAGGTATTGTTGATGCTTCAGGTAGAAATAATTTAGAAACTGTGGGTGACGCTAGAATTAGCACAACAGTGAAGAAATATGGTACTGGCAGTATATATTTTGATGGTACCGGAGATGCCTTGTTCACACGAACAAATCCAGCGCTTGCGTTTGAGTCTGGAGATTTTACTGTTGAGTTTTGGGTAAACTTTACTTCTATAGCAAACAGGCAAGATCTGGTATGGTGGGTTCCTGATAATGATTCTTTACGTGGTGGTATAAGTTGGCGCCTGTCTGGTGACGCACTATGCTATTATGATGCTGCTGTGGGTGCAGCTATAAACACAGCTTGGTTACCAACAATCAATACCTGGTATCACATTGCACTATCAAGAAGTGGATCATCCACAAGACTGTTTATTGATGGAGTGGCTGGAACCACATACTCAACAATACGGCCATATGCTGCCTCGTACAGACTCTATATTGGTAAAGATTCTGCCAGCGATAGTTATCCATTCACCGGATACATGGATGACTTTAGAATAACAAAAGGCGTGGCAAGATATACAGCAAACTTTACGCCGCCGACAGCACATTTATTGAAATAATTATGCAAACAACAATCGCAGATTACGTTTTAAGCAATCCGGCTAATTCTGACATGGATAAGACCACATTTGAAACGGATTTAATTTTTGATACTATCTTAGATGATGCAGATCCTACGTTGATCTATGTAAACAATAATATTGCAATTGCCTGGTATGAGCAAATTGCAATGGTCGGATTTAAATAACGAGGAATACATGAGTTTAAAAAAATCTTCAGCCAGAACAGCACTAAATGCTAGATTAACACAGGCAAGCCTTATCAATGCAAAAGGACCAACTACCGCAGTTGCAACTAGCTTAGGCACAGTTGTTGCGTCTGGAGGAACACAATCTAATATAACTGTATATGGAACAAATTATAGAGTTCACACATTCACAACCAGCGCAAATTTAGTAGTTACAACTGGGGGAAATGTAGATCTTCTAGTTGTCGGTGCAGGTGGTAGTGCCAGAGGATGGATATCTGCAGTATATGGTAGTAGTGGCGGTGGCGGTGGGGGCGGCGTTTTATTATATGGTGCGTATGAACAATCCATAGCAGGTGGGGGTCCAATCTATTTAGACGGGGCGAACACCTATACTATTACTATTGGTGCCGGCGGACCAGGAACCGCAAATAACTATGTTAGCGCCACGCAACTTGGTAGAGACGGCGGCAATACTATCTTTGCGGGCGGAGTACTTAATCTTGTCGCATATGGCGGAAGAATGGGACCGGCAATCGTATCAACTGATGGCGTTCTAGGAGGAAATGCAGCCATGTTACCATTTGTATCTAATCAAGGATATCGAGGTGGTTTTCGTGGTACTATAATAACTACCGGCGTTGGTTCCGGCGGAGGCGGTGGGGCTGGCGGCGCTGGGGAAAGCGGAGCAAATTACCCCGCCCATGTCGGAGGAACTTTCAACGGTGGTCCTGGTATAGCGAGTACAATATCCGGCACTTGGTCAGGCTATGGTGGCGGTGGCGGTGGCGGCATATACAGGTGGGGCAGCGTAGGAACTTTCTATAGAGGTAAAGGTGGGTTCGGTGGAGGCGGAGACGCAGGGGGTAATGCTTTTATCATTGCAAATGCCGGCAATGTAAATACTGGGGGCGGTGGTGGCGGAGCTTCATCTCGAGAAAATACTTCAATTTTAGATAGATCTTCTGCAGGCGCGGGCGGGTCAGGAATTGTAATTGTAAGATACGTAGTTTAATTAAGGAGAAATAAATGAGTCATTTTGCTAAAGTAGAAAACGGAATTGTAACACAAGTAATTGTTGCGGAACAAGATTTTATTAATACCGGTGCAGTAGGAGATCCTTCTTCATGGGTGCAAACCAGTTATAATACAGCAGGTGGAGTCCATCGTGACGGAGGAACCCCATTGCGTAAAAACTATGCAGGTATTGGTATGGTATATGATTCGGTTAGAGACGCATTTTATGCAACGCAACCATATCCAAGTTGGGTGTTAGATGAGAATACTTGTTATTGGAACGCACCAGTAGCTTTGCCTGAAGATCACGGTACGGGAGACCCTCTTAAGATGTATGAGTGGGATGAATCCATTACAAATTGGAAAGAAATTGTTACCGCATAACAATTTTGGATAGACCCAGTAACGCTGGGTCTTGACTTTCGCACCAATATATTATATAATTACCATGTGACCTAAAAAGGTAACCTTATCCTCTATGTTAATAGCATAGATTTCTTAAAAGGTAAACAATGAATTTGTCCAAAATATTAATGGTAGGGTGTCTTTTCCTTCCTAGTTTGGCAATAGCGGAATGGTACGATTCCCGCGGTGAGTATTATTTTGGTGTAGAAACCTCAGAAAAGGTTGCATGTAAAGCAGCGGAAGACTTAGCAGTATTAGATGTACTTAGACGCACTAAGGGAGAATCAATTTCAGTTTCTCAGTTTCAGACATGCGATGATAGTAGTGCAGATGTTTGCAGAATGTTATCATCGGCAATTATGTATACTGAAGGCACTGTTACTGGTTTAAACAGAGTGCATCAAGAAGTAACTACTTTGCCGGGGAAAAAGGTATGTACTGTATTAGCAAAAGTAAAGATACAGAAAGAAAAAGGATTTGCAGATGTATCATTTGATCCAGAAATAAAAATGGTTCAAACTCGTTTGCGAGACGGCGAGACAATTACTTACATTGTTAAACCTACTTCGGCGATGTACTTAAACTTATTTGTATATTCCCCTTACACTGAAGATATACAACTAATATATCCGAATCGTTATGATTCAAGTAAAAAGATTACAAAGGTTACTAATATACCTACAAAAAATAGTTATAGGATTAACGCAGAGTTTCCAAAGATTAGCGGCAATCTAGCAGGTGAGATGGTAATTGCTGTTGCAACAAAAAAAGAAATAACTTTTAGAGAGAAATTTACTTTTACAGAGTTTAATGAACGACTACTTGAAATACCTCGTAATGAACGTCGAGTAGTTCGCATACCCTATTTTATAATGGCACCAAACTGAGAGATACATTCATGAAAAAATTAATCATTATTGCAGGTAGCATTGCGTTATTTGGTTGCGGTACACCTAAGCCGGGTACATACGAAGCATTCAAAGCGCAAAAAGAAGAAACAAAAAAGGAAATGACTAAGACGTTAAATTCTGTCCCCGATTGGTTTCTTAAACCTCCTGTAGATAATTATGCGCTTTATGAAAAGGGTTCAGCAAAATCGCACGATATGCAAATGGCAGTAATTAAAGCAACTGCACTTGCACGTGCTCAATTAGCATTATCAATTGAGGGAGAGATCAATGCTAATATTAAATTGTTCATGGATGAGGTAGGGCAGGATCCTACTATCTCTAATATGAATTCGGTTACGACATCTCAGGATGTTCTGTTAGCCAAACTACACGGAGTACAGCAAGAAGATTGTAAAATAATGATTGAGGATACTCATTATGTTGCATATATTTTAATCAAATACCCATTAGGAGAAATGAATCGGGTGTTAATTGAAAAGATTAAAAGTAATTCTGTACTTGAATCCAGATTGCGAGCAAGCAAATCATTTAATGAACTAGAGAAAAAGGTAGATAACGCACGCCGCAACGCAACACAGTAACAAACTTATTCACAACCAGGAGAAGTACATGGAAATAAGTTCGAAGAGCAAAATCAAAAAAGCGATTAGCTTAACAACGAAGTTCTTTAAAGCTTTCGCCCTAGGGCTTTTACTTTGTACATATACAAATCTTTATGTCGTCAACGCAAAGACAGTTGACGCACAATTCATAAAGAAAGAATATGCAAAGGCAAAAGAATTAAAAAAACAACACGCATGCTTAACCCGAAACATTTATTTCGAAGCAGCAGGTGAATCATTAGAAGGTAAAATTGCTGTTGCTCAGGTTACATTAAACCGAGTAAATTCCGGCAAGTTCCCACATTCTATATGTGAAGTTGTACAACAGAAAACTGCAGTAAATGAAAAAACAATTTGTCAATTCAGTTGGTACTGCGAAAATTATAGAGATAAGAAAATAAATAAAGCAAAATGGGATGAAAGTACTCGTGCTGCCAATATGATTATTTTTGAAAAACATGGCAATAAGAAATTAAAGACTGCACTGTATTTTCACAATGAGGAAGTAAGCCCGGTATGGAAAAAGCGAAGACTTGCTAAAATAGGCAGGCATACCTTTTACGGAGATCGAGGATAATGCCAATTGTGCATTTGACTTTAAATTAAAATATGACCGAAGACGAAAAGTTTGATAATTTAATAGAAAGATGGAAGTCTTTGAAATATTACAAAGTAGTCATACCTTTGGCTCACTCATTAGTATTCCGAGGACCGGTTCCATTTGATGTAAAAATAAATAAAGATGGTATAGCTCAATTTAATATACTTGCCGCTTCATATGCAGAAGCAGAATGCAGAGCATGGGATTTTATAAATGGAAAATACATACCTAGAAAAGATTAGAACAATTAGTGCCAACGGGGTTAGGCCTTCATATGAAAAATACTTAGGTGGCCAGCCAAAATATCCATTTGATACAGACGGTGTAGCATTTAGATGTACGCTTTGCGAAGGGATTTGGTTGAAGGAAACTGAGGCCAAACTGCACAAATGTGAGCCAAAAAGTTAGCAAATTGCTAATAAAACTTTTGCTTGACTTCTGAACCATTTGCACATATAATAAGTGTATGGTGAGAAAAAAGAGATCTGATCGTAGGCATATAATTTACAGTATGACAAATACTGTAACAGGTGACTTCTACATAGGTATTACGCAGGGTTTTCGTCAAAAAGATCTAAAAGTTCGTGTGCAAAAACACGTTCGTAGGGCATTGACTGAAGATAAAAATTGGTCGTTGTGCAAAGCAATACGGCATTTTGGTGCAGACCAATTCTTTTCACAAATTATTGAAGTTGTTCGAGGTAAGACTCAAGCACATGCAATTGAACGTAGTATGATTAAAGAATATCTTCCTACTCTTAATACTCAATAAGGAACTATATTATGAAACTTGTTATTCAAACTCAAGTATACGAAAACTACGGTGATGCTAGCAATCCTCATTGGAAGGCAAAGGGCGGAGAGGATTATTGGTATGATCTTGGTGAGTATAGTCGAAGCAAACAAGCAGTTGCCGAACTAATACAATTTTTTAGTCCTCGTATTGAATCTCATAATAATTATTATCGAGAACATATCATCTACTCAAGTATTGAGTCGGATGCGTATTTAACTCCGTTTGAAAAAGATCAATTAGACTACGACGGACACATTACATATCAGGCAAAACAATTACACATTCAAGATGAGGTGACTGCATGAGCAAGGGTAAATTGAGTAATGGTAGTATTACAATTGATGGATTGACACAGGAACAAGTTATTCTGCTGAACGTGATGTGGACGATTGAATCCGAGGAAGATCTGTATACTTGGAAAGATAAATTAAGTTTGCGTCAAAGTAAAATGGTAGAAGCATTGATGGTTCTAATTCTTCTAGAGCAGTTAGATGCGGATATGATTGAGGAACCGGATTATTCTGATGCAAGCGAAATCTTAGGTAAATTTACTTTGCATTAATATAGGAGAGTAGTATGAGCGCACAAGAAGACAAAGAGAAGCGTAGTAAACGACTTTTAAAAGATCAGAATGCAATCAATAAGCAGGTAAAGATCGCAAAAGAATATAAGTTGCATCAAGGGTTGAAATGGAAAAAAATTGAGCAACCTCATCGGAATCGAAAAACTCATATTCTTAATTGCGGTGATCCTAAGTGTGTGATGTGTATGAATCCTAGAAAATCATTTGGTGATAAGACCATTCAAGAATTAAAATTTGAGCAAGATGTAGAAACTATTAGAGATAAACATAGTAATGGAACCGCTATAGGAGATGTATGACATCTGAAATTTTAACAGTGCCGCCTTTAGATAGATTCCATTTAGAAAATAAAATTCTAAACTGTTGGAATGTGATTGACGATATTCAACTTATTTCTAATCGAATGGAATCTATGGATGAAGATGCCAGACTGAATTCTATGATTGGCTTAAAGGCAATCTATGCGCTTAAGTTTGATGATCTTTGGGAAACATTTGAGAAGTTAATTGCTGATAAAAAAATTATTTAATAGGAGAAACATATGAGAGAATTTTCGTTTTACCTTGAGGCATGGAAGTTTTGCCATTTTAATAATATTCCTGTTAATCGTATCAAACGAAAAGAATGGGATATTTGGATGGTTGATGTAGGCAGCATTAAAGTTAAAAACCTTCCTGCGGTAGCTGCGTAATGAGGCCGCTATCTTTCTTTGAGCTACTGTTAGTTATGATTATTGCCATACTGGTATTACTATTTCTAACTGTAGGATTCCCAAGGAAAGATGCGGTTGACCCTTGTGTAATTGTTGAACGTAAATCTAATGTAGCTCAAGAGTATAAAGACAGCTGCAAGAATTTGAAGGAATTATATGCACCTTAATCTAATGAGTGTAGGTGAATGAAAGAACCGCAACTAAAGATATTTAAATGTAAGGTATGCGGTCAAACTAGATTCGATACTAATCTATATTTTTTCAATACGAAATCTAGTAAATGCCTATGGTGTACTAAGTTTCCTAAGAAAAAGAAAAGAGAATTTAAAGATGACTCTGTGGCGTAAGCGTATAATTGCAAACAAGTGTTGGTGTTATGAATGCAACAAAGACATGACACTTGTTCAAGATGGTACATCATTTCAGATACCATATGATGGCACGCATACGCTAGTATGCCCAGAGTGTAAAACTAAACAATGTTCAAAATATACAAATCATTCTAATACATGTGAGGTAAGTAATGACAATTAGGCTTTTCCAAAAAGAATACAGAATGGAACATGATGATATGGAAAAAATGGACGAGGACATTGCTAATGCCTTCGATCCGGAGCAAAATGCTGCTCTTATTGCAATGATTGAGGATGAGAACCAGACTCCTACAGGAAGCATCAGGATCACCATTGATTGGATAGCAGATTAATAACATCTTTTTGCTTGACTTTTCGTCCAATATGTGCTATAATAATGAAACAATATAGACAAGGAGAAAACGATGACTAGAGAATATACTGCAAAATTGCTGCAAATGATTGACGATGGTATGCTTGATAAGGATATGGTCATCTCTGCCTTTGCGCAGTATTTGTCTGAGGATGAAGTTCGAGAAATGATGTACATGAATGATATGATTGATGACATCGACGAGTATGATGATAGTATGGATGGTGATTTTGATACTGCAATGAGCTCTGCAGGTATGGGTACAGATGAAGATTATAACTTTTATGGAGTATAATATGACTACACTTGATACAACTACAATTGAAACCGCAGTAATGGAAGCGTTTGCTGCAGCAAAAGAAGCAAGCCTAAGTGAATTCAACCGACTAGGTGGAGACAGTATGTCATGTGGTTTTGCTTGGGTAACAGTAAAACCTGGTACATCTAAGGTTGCTCGATATCTGAAGGCAATTGGTGAAGGTAAAGCTGCGTATGGCGGTGGCACACAAATTTGGAATCCAGGTAAACTTAATGTACAGAACATCGATATCAAAGAAGAGGGGGCCTATGCATTTGCAAGGGTTCTTCGAGCCAAACTAGGTGTTAAGGTAATTGTTGATTCGAGATTAGATTAATGAGTACTATTATGTGGAAACTAAATTCGTTTTTAAATACAAAATTTCCTAGGACTTTAACTATATTGCAGAATTTTACATTCGCAGAATGGTTTAGTGTTTTCTTTCTTGTAGGAGTTGCATTTGACAAATTCTAATGAGATGGTCGGTGTCGCGAAGCGAACATTCCATACTAATGAGTCAGTAGTTATTGTTAAAGCTAACAGCAATGAGGCGCCTCCTTCAGCGAACACTGTACCTATCGCACCGGAACCTTCTCCAGACAAAAAAGACGATTCGGGGTATCTTTGGCTATGAGTTCTATTGATAGGTTATCAGATCAATTGCTGAAAGATGTTTCAGGTAAGTGGGTAGCAACATCATGTCTGGAACAGTTTGCTCAGTCTGTAGCAAAAGAATGTACTTCGGTAATTTGGGACACTATGCGACACCCTGGCGGTGCGGTTGATCTAGCTCAGCATGCTATGCTTGTTCATATCATATCTGAAATCAACGATAGATTTTCGATACAGGATAACGGCATATTACAAATGCTTAGTGCCGATATCAATGAAGCATTTAATAATGGCGCTAGTTTAGCTAACATGGAGACACCATAATGGAAGTACAACCGAAGGATACGAGTCGAGGCCACTTCTGGGTCAGTATAGGTAAGAGTGCTGTTCGTATATTTGCTGGCGGTGTATTGATGCTAGGAAATGTTTGGTTAGCCGGCATTTGTATTGTATTAGCAGAATGTCTCGGTATCCTTGAAGAGCTCGTATAATTTTTAAATAATCTAAACCGATAAATATTGTTATTTACAGGAATCGGCATGAGAAATTTTAAGCAAATTAGAGAAGAAACCGGCCATTATGCAAAGGCTGAAGAACATCTATCTAAAGCAAATGATGCAGATGCTAAAGGCAAACCGGCATCATTCCACGCTCATATGGCCGAATACCACGATGAATTGTCCCAGTGGCACGAATCAAAAGGTAGAAGCGCTACAGCAGATAAGCACGCTGATAAAGCAGACTACCATCACGAAAAATCAATAGATCTTGGCCGAGGTGTACATGAAGCTAGAGATACTAAACAAGAACTAAGAGACGCAATGACAAGACATACTCGTTCCGCGATTGCCGCAAAAGGCGAAGGCGATAGCGAAAAGGTAAAAGTTCATCAAGCGTATATCAACAAAATCAAAGACAAATTAGGTAAGATGGATGCAATGGGCGAGGAGGCTGGCCCATTTAGTTACGGAGCGAAAAAGCTACAAGGTGCGGATAAAGATACTGGGGTTAGTGAAGCTGAGCAGATCGATGAACTGAAAAAGTCTACATTGGGTTCTTATGTTAAGAAAGCAGCACAAGATGCTGAAGAGGCAGGCAGAGACCAAGAGTATCATGGTCATAAAAATGACTATGCGCGTGGTGAAAAACGTCAAAAAGGTATTGCAAAAGCAGTTGATCGTTTGACTAAAGAAGATATAAATTCATACGATTTTGAAAAAGACGCTGACGCTAGCATAAAAGCTATGCGAGATAAAACAGCCGCCAAACGAGCAGCAGAAACTCCAGCACAAAAAGATGATCGTCGAGCAGCAACCGCCGCAAAAATGGCAACACCTGCCCCAGATGGTAGCGCAAGAGTAAGTCCTGACGATCAAATGGATAAGGACATAAAGGCTCATAGGGCTCGTGTACAAAACGCTAAACCTAGCATGGCGGAAGAGCAAGAACAAATAGACGAATTAAAAACCGGTACATTACTTCGCTATCACACTAAAGCAGGAAAAAGTGGTTTAGAAGCTGGTGTAAGAGCATCAAAAAGTTTAGATGCAGGTAAGTATGTTAGTGCTATTCCAGATCTTAATACGCGTGAGAAGCGTATGAAAGGTCAAATGCAAGCCATGAGTAAAATACAAAAACGGTATGCTACTGAAGAAGCTGAACTAGAAGAAGCTATTACCAGCAAAGACATTAAAATGGCTGTTGGGGTAGTAAAAGATAAAAGATATGCCGGTGGTAATATGACCGGTGCAGTAAGTACATTAGAAAAAATTAAAAAGAATCTATCTAATCATCCAAGAGTACAGCAAGCACTCAAAACTGCCAACGAAGAAGTTGATGATGAAGGTAGTATGGCTAAAGGTCAATTAAACAGAATGATTGACCAGGCAACCGGTCTAGTTAAAATTATGGATGATAAAAAGCAGTTGGATGGTTGGGTACAATCTAAACTAACTACGGCATCTGATTATCTTGATTCGGTCCATGATTACCTAATGCATAGTAAACAAGATGTTGATACAAAGTAGTACAAACTAAAGAGAAGCAATCTACATAACCTAAGTGAGATTTTATAATGACCAAACTTGTTCTACTTAATTTTTTAGTATTTCTCTCTAGCATGACGTTCGCCCTAAGCGCAGGCAATATTCTAGCCTGCGCTCTCCTCTTCGTATTTTTTACGATCACCCATACTATACTAGAAATTCGCAACGATGCCAATTTTGAACAACCAAAACGTATAGAACCCGTACTAGATTAACGATCATCTTTTGCTTGACTTTTCTTCCAAACTATGCTATAATATGCATATAGACAATGAAGAAACGGAGTGATTACTATGGTGGACCAAGAATTACTTGATACGTTGTATAACGCACTCATTAATTTAGATGAAGTAGCTGGTTGTTTTGATGAGGAAACCAATGCTAGGATTGACGGGCAGCGCCGAGAACTTGCGGCACGCATACGTGAACTAGAACCAGCATAATGAACGAAGACGACATAGTATACAGGCTGCGTAAGAGAGCTGAGATCCGTAGGCAGATTGTAGATCGTAAGTCTGTACAGGAAGGTCGACCAGATCGTATTGCAGATTTGTTAGAAGAAGCGGCAATTGAGATAGAGAGGTTACGTAATGAAAACATTTGATACATTTGAACAAGTAGAAGGTATGGGCGGCTGCATGAAGAAGCCGATTGTGGTTCATGCTAAGAAGATGGATGTAGAATTCCGAGTTAATACTCTAGAAGGTAATTACAAGCAAGGCAAACCTGAAGATTATCTTATGAGAGGCATTGATGGTGAATTGTATATTTGTGATGGCCCTATCTTTGAAAAGACTTATAATTGGGTTGAATGAAGAAGAAAACTAATTGATATGACAGATAATTTTATATTCATTACTACGTTTGTTTTCATTATTTTTTGCGCTAGTATTTCGCTAATTGGATTCGGAATGATGTTGGCTAAGATGGTACTAAGTACACTATGATACCGCATATACTACTCATGTGGTCAATGTCAATATCCACAATTACTGGAACAGAGCACGGTGACTGGAAGTATCTGGGAACGTATGAATCCAACAAAGCCTGCCAACAAGCTTTCGTAGACCTCTCGGCACAATACTACAATATCTACGGTACCTTTAAGTGCATGCCTGACGCATATTTACAGCAAGAAGTAAAAGTACAGAAGAAAACGAACACTGATAACTGGGTAAGATACTAATGGGAAATTTCATCATAGGTACCATATTTGGAATTATTGTATCTCAGCTAGGATTCAGCGGAGTAGCAAAGATTCTAGATAAAGCAATGTATTCGATACAGGAAATCGCAGTAGACTACGAACAGAGCAAGCGATGAGTATTTGGAATCATATCTACTATCTAGTAAGACACGGTGCCTGGTCCGCAGGCCGACAATGGGGTAAATCTAAATTCGGCGTGTACCATAATTACTATGACGGTGACTGGATCACGTTAAACCTGGGACCATTCTGGATTTGTGTAAACTATTAGTAACAAGGTAACGTACGAATAAATGATAATACATAAGATACCAATGTCGCTACTAAACAATGTAGCACAAGCAGGAGAACAGACAAAACGTATCAACTCTCACAAGCATGAGGATGATATGGTAAAGTACAGCAATGAAGCATTTAATTTAAAAGCACTACAAGAATCCCACCGTCTTCAACGTAATTACACGTACATGAAAGACACAGAACTAATCAACCTATACTGGCATACATCAAACCAATACGAGAACAGTTTGTTAAAGTATGCTACGTACTCCGGTCTACATATAGATCGATACATCTAATCAATTAGTATGACAACGATGTCTGTGCAGGACATTCTCATATACCTAAAAAACGTAATGGGCACAACCTCGCATGAAGATTGGCGTAACAATATAGTCAATACTAACGATCATTTTGTGCTAATGACTATTCCGCTAAACTCATTAATGAGCAATCTCTCTAATCTAAATCAAGCAAATGTAGAAAAATACAAACAAATGAATACGAAAGCACCTCTCATAGTGATTGGTAGCGACGGTAATATCATTGACGGATATCATAGAGTAAACGCAATGAAAGAACTTAAGGTTACTACAATAGAAGCATGGGTAGGAACAAAAGAAAAAACGTAATATAGCATCGAAATAAGTCAACAACAGTGCGGCTTCTCAAGGGGCAAAAAGCAAAAAGCAACGTTAAAGTACAGATTAGATCGATATGGCATATAGAGTATATAGAACATATAGAATAATCGAGCCTATACAGAATAGCATATATAGTGTCAGAATGTATAGAGGGCGTAGATAGATCGGTAGCGTGCGTAGAGTACTAGCTTTCCGTAGATGTACTTGATGTACTTGATGTTGCATGCTTGTTATATTATATTTTTATTAATATTATTGTTCTAACAACTCTAGCGCTCAACGGCGGCAGCTAGACTTATTATATTAACAACTCTATCTATTCTAACAAAATGCTTGACTTTTTGGTCAAACTGTGCTATAATATGCATATAGACAATAAAGAAAAGGGGCAGTTATGCGTAGAGCGGCAGTGATCAAAGGGTTCAAGAACTCGCAGAAAATCAGAGCTATCGTAGACGGTGTTGGCCTCTATATGACGATTGGAGAGATCGTAGACAGCTTTGTTTATACTACACAGTATTGCGCTGTAGAGCAAACGCTACATATGATGGCTAGAGAGAAGTGCGGTGGAATCAGTCAGCGCTTAGGCATATATGATTACAAAATGAACAAGGTGACGGTTGATGTACAAGTGGATTTAGTTTAGACAATTTATGCTATATAGAAACACACCAATTGCCCTTATAAGCAATTATATTGAAGGACTGCGGAATTCTGAACATACAGCTTACCGAGAAAAGCGAGAAACAAATTGGAAACAATTTGCCAAGCGTAAGGCTGCGTCAGACTGGTTCATTGGTGTGTTTCTATATAGTGTAATTTAAGGAGAAGAAATGACAGAAACAGAAATTCGTGCGAAGATGGATGCTTTACTGGAATCGAACAAGCATTGGAAGAGTTGTCAGGATGGTAGCTATGAAATGGCCTTGAGCATGAGCGGCTACTATGATTTGCGATCCCAATTGAATGCAGCCGAAGACGCACGCATTGAAGCAATAATCGTTAACGATTTAACAACTCCTAAGCAATAATAAAATGCTTGACTTTTTGTCCGAAATGTGCTATAATAGCAACATGGAAAATAAAAAAGGAGAACAAATGGACGTTAAGGTGAAGTTCAACTCTAGCAAGAATCGCTTTGAGGGTTTTGTTGACGGTAAGATGGTTTCACGCTCAAGGCACGAATCATATGTAAAAGACCAGTTAGCTAAGCTAGGCTTCGTCGTTGGTAACAATGTAAACAATGCTACTCAAAAGGTATCAGAGTTTGGTATCAATAAACGCTTCGAGTTCGTAGAGCAAATGGTCGGTATGGTCAGCAAGAAAACGATTGCTTCAGCGATTATTACAGGTCAGGGTGGCCTAGGCAAAACCCATACAGTATTGGGTTCTCTAGAAAAGAGTGGCTACAAAAACGTAACAGACCTCGCAGAGTTCGAGCTTGGTACATTAGTAAATACTGCGAAGTCGTATCGCATTATTAAGGGCTTCAGCACAGCAAAGGGCTTGTATCGCACGCTGTTCGAAGGTAACAATATGGTACTGGTGTTCGATGACTGCGACAGTGTGCTCAAAGACCCAGTAGCGCTGAATTTGCTTAAGGGTGCATTAGACTCATACGGCGAGCGCTACATTAACTGGAATGCAGACATACGTGATCCAGACCTCCCAAGGTCATTTAAGTT